TCACAACTGAAACTACCACTACTACGACAACAGTAACTACAACAAATCCAGATTCAGGGGATATTCTTGATGGAGATGCTGGTTATGTTTCATCATCAAAATATGAAGGTGATATGGATTTGGACTGGGGAGGCCAAGGTCCTGCAAGTATGCCGTCTGGAAATTCTTGTTATAATTTAGGCACGGATAAATGTGCTCAAATAACTGGATCAGGTAACTCAACTTCAACAATGGGTGTATCAGGAATGGGGACTACCTTTATACAAACAGTTGATATATCGGATTTGGATATAGAAAATGGTGGAAGAACTAATTATTCAATAAAAGTAGATAAACGCGATTCTCAAGATAGAATCTATATGCACATCACAGGTAAAAATGGAAACACATCAGTATTTAGTGGCACAGATATATTATCAGAGTCTGGTGTGGCAAGTGGCTATCAAACTTATGAAAATGGTTTTGATTTTGCAGGAACAATTACAAAATTAATTATTGAAGTAGGTGGACGTGATATTAACTTGGCAATTGGACCGCTATTTGATGATATACAAATAAACGTATTATACAACGTAGTTTCTACCATAGTTACAGAACATATACTTAGTGTTGAAATGTGGGTAGCTTATGGGGGAAGTACAGAAACAGAAGTTATTGATATTGTAGAAAATATATTTGAACATAATGATGTCATAGTTGATGGACCAGGAGATGATATGTATTTTGAGCCTGAGTTTGATGAGCCTGACATGGATATGTCTTACGAAACTGTTGAGATAGAAATGGAAATGGATTTTGATTTTGAAATGGAATTTGAAATGGAAATGCCTGATTTAGAAATGCCAGAAATGGAAATGGAAATGACTAACTTAGAAATGGAAATGGAAATGGAAATGGAATTACCAGAACCAGAAATGGAAATGGCAGAAATGGAATTACCAGAACCAGAAATGGAGGAAGTAGAAATGGAGACTACAGTGGAGTCAGAACCTGAACCAGAACCAGAAATGGAAATGGAAACAGAGGAGGTACAAGATGAACCTATTGAAGAAGATATGGAAGAACCTCAAGAAAATGTTACAGAAGAGGCAGAAAACGAAGAAAGCGTATCAGAGGCTGAAGCAGATGACGATCAACCAGAAGATATGGAAGAAACAGAAGATAAGGGTGAAGCCGAAGAAAAACCTGTAAAAAAACAAGAACAAAAAGAAAAAGCGGCTAAAAAGATCGTTAAAAAGATGGGTGATAAAGGTAGATATGATTCAACAAATCAGTTAAAAACATTAATAGTTATGCAGGTTTTAGGAAATACTAAAACTTTCTTTGAATCTCAAAAACAATTAAATGATAGAGAAGGATTTTTTACAGAATTTATGCTACCTGATACCCAAATAACTAATAATAATTTAGCTCAATATTATTTATTTGCTGGTAGTGATGGGTTAATAAATGAAATGATAGATAGTCAATGGCAACAGAAGTAGAAGTAGGTGGAATAAAATTTAGAGGTGGTAAGATATTTGTTATCTTAACAGCACTAACCACAGCAGGCGGTGCTTTATGGGGCGGTTTTGAATTTTATAAAGATTATCTTAACATGAAAGAACAAATACAAAATTATGTAGCTCCAGATTTATCTGAGTTTGATAAAAACATTGCACTTACAAAAGAAGAGATGTCTAGCAAGACAGAGTTATTACAAACAGAAATTGAAATGTTAATGGGTGAAATGGAAATGATGATGCAAGAAATTCGCCTTGTGAGTGATGTTGCCAATGAGTTGAAAAATGACCTTCGGCAAGATGTAAGAAGAATTGAAAAAATTGTTAATGATGTTGAACAACAAACTAAAGAAGATTCTAGGGATAATGCAAAAGATTTAAAAGAGACTATAAATAGTTTAGAAGATGATATGAAAAAATTAGAAGAAAAAATAAAACTAGCTCAAAAAGAATTAGAAGAAAAAATAGATAAAAGGATTAAAAGCGCATTAGAAAATCCTTTAGGAGGGTAAAATGAAATTATCAGATAATACTAGCGTCAGCATGCCTATGAGAAATCTTCTCAGTATACTCGCCGCCGTTGGGATCGGAGTGTATAGTTATTTTGGGATTATTGAACGCCTAAATAACATTGAGACACAAGGTAAGTTAATGCTAGCAGATGTTGAAAAGAACACAGAATTTAGAATTAAATGGCCTCGTGGTGAAATGGGTAATCTACCCGCTGATAGTCAGCAGGACATGCTCATTGAGTTCATGGCAACGCAAATTGAGGCTATGCAAGAAGAAATGGAGGGTATGATGAGTAATACCGTAAATATAAAAAGAGCACAGCAGGATATAGAAAAATTAATTATAGATACAGAAAAGCTCGAGGACAAAGTGAGGCAAAATGGAAGTCATTAGCGTGATACTTATGTTCGTTTTCGGGAACATGAATGACCAAAATACTCAAATGACACAATATATTCCTATGAAGTCATTATCTTCTTGTATGAAAGAAGTAAGATTACTTAAAAAGAAAAATACAGGATATGATAAGGATGCTTTTTGTGGTCCTGGTATAGTGCATATAGAAGATGGAGAAGTAGTAGCTTTGTATAATGAAGTACCAGATGGTGCTACAATGGTTAAAAAAGATATAGATGCAGCAGCATTTGAAAGATGGGCACTTCGTGCCAAGGCTAAGTGGGATTAATGGAACCAGTAACTATAGCTTATATTTTTTTTGGTACATTATGGGTTATGGGAGCTATAACGTATTTATAAAATATGGCTAAAAAAATAACAAATGAGTATTTTACTCCTGTTAGAAAAAGAACGAGTATAGGTAATTCTAGTAAATCTAAACCTAAAAATAAACATAAGTTAAAATCATGGAAAAAATACAACCGACAAGGACAGAGATAATAGAAGATGTTAGGATTTGGTCTAAACATTTTTTAGAAGTTCCTAATCTTCATTTAGGTGGAGTGCCTGCATGTCCTTTTGCTAAAAAAGCATGGCTAGATAAAAAAGTGTGGGTAGCTGTTAAAACCAAAAATAGCACCTATAAAAAAGAATTAAATGATTGTCTTAAAAATTTAGATTTTACCAAGAAAGAAATATTAATATTTTGTGATCCTTATTTTAGTTATTCTCCTGATGAACTTCATGTAGCTACTGAAGATTTTAATGAGTGGTATAATAGAAAAGACTTCTATTTTATGAGTTTTCACCCCTCTAATCCTGCAACCGAAGAAGAGCAAAAGTTCCTTGTTTCGCCAAATAATGACACTAATTTATCTGGTCCTGATTATAAATATTCCATGATGCTGGTACAAAAGTTCTCGCAATTACAGGAAGCTTCTGATAAATTGCACAAACAAGGTTATTATGAAATGTGGCCTGACGAATACTATCAAGAGGTTGTGGTATCTCGTGCTAATAAATACAAAAAGATCAATGGAGGTCTATCATGATGGGTAAAAAGAAAACTGCTAAAATGCGTGGTGGCGGAAAAGTTAAAAAAATGGCGAAAGGTGGACAAGGCTATAAAGATAGAAAAGATGAATCTATTGCAATGAGAATTAAGAAAAAACGTACACCAGCTCAATTAAAAGCTAGTAGAGATGAGTCATACGGTAAGTTTGGTAAAGGCACTGGTAAAGGCGTTATTAATAAACGTGGCGGTGGTATTGCAAAAAGAGGTATGGGAATAGCGAAGTAATTAGATGTCTATTAATACAGGGACACCTAGTTATTCTTCTACAGCTGGATTTATATTAGATTTAGATTCTTTAATTGAAGAAGCATTTGAACGTTGCGGTTTACAAGATCGTACTGGTTACGAATTAAAAACCGCTCGTCGCTCTATTAATTTAATGATTGCTGAATGGGCAAACAGAGGATTAAATTTGTGGACTATTCAACAAAGAGAAGCAACGGTTACATCAGGAACAAAAGTTCTTTCTGGTACTGCTTTATATTCAGTAGATTCTGCAGGAAATGCTACTACTGATGATAATGATAGTTCTCAAATTGTAGATATTGATAGCGCTGTTATGTCAAATAGCAGTGGGGATTATTCAATGACTAAAATAGGTAGATCTACTTATTGGGATTATACAGTTAAAACTACTCAAGGTAGGCCTGCTCAGTTTTATTTTGAAAGAACCATACTTCCTAAAGTTTATCTTTTTCCAGCAGCTGATGCCACTTATACTTTTAAATATTATGCATCTTTACGTATGACAGATATAAATGCTTATACTAAAAATGCGATGATACCTTTTAGATTTTTACCGTGTTTAGTAGCAGGATTATCATATTATGTTTCTATGAAATATGCACCAGACAGAATTCAAATTTTAAAAGCTGTATATGATGAAGAATTTAGTAGAGCTGCAGCGGCGGATGTAGAAAAAGCTAGTTATAGTATGGTGCCGAGACAAACTTTATATTTTGAATAGGAAAAAAAATGGCTAAATACTCCTCTGGTAGATATGCTCTTAGAATTTCTGATAGATCTGGAATGGCTTTTCCATATAATGAAATGGTCCAAGAATGGAATGGTTCATGGGTGCATGTATCAGAATTTGAACCAAAACAACCTCAATTAGATCCAAGAAATCATCCTAGAGATTT